ATTCCTAAAATTCTTGTTTTAGGCACGAAGCTCTGGGGAGTGGACCTGCAATATTTTTGGGACAAACAATTAAAAAAAGATGGCTTGGGAAACAGGAAAACAGAAACTCCACAGAGAGTACAAGGATATAAACAAACTCATTCTCGAAAAAGAGGGGTATTTAGAAGAAACAGAAGCTAAGATTCTTCTTTATAAATTTCTAAGAGAAAATCCTTCTTTTGCTTGTGAATTGTTTACAGGGGTAAAATTGTTCCCTTTTCAGCATATGGCTATCAAGGCCATGATGGAGTCCGATTACTTTTTGGGGATCTGGAGTCGTGGAATGTCCAAAAGCTTCTCTACGGGCGTTTTCGCGCTATTAGACGCTGTTTTAAATCAGGGTGTCCAGATAGGTATTTTGTCTAAGTCTTTCAGGCAGTCTAAAATGATTTTTAAAAAAATTGAAGATATAGCTAAAAGTCCTAAAGCCGCCTTCTTTTCTCAATGTATCACTAGAACATCAAAAATGAATGATGAGTGGGTCATGGAGATAGGAAGGAGCAGCATAAGAGCTTTACCGTTAGGTGATGGAGAGAAGTTGCGGGGTTTTCGATTCCAAAGGATGATTGTTGATGAGTTATTGTTAATGCCTGAAAAAATTTACAATGAAGTTATCATCCCCTTCTTGTCTGTTGTAGAAAACCCTACAGAGCGTCAAGAGATTTATGATTTAGAGACCCAGATGATAGAAAAGGGTAAAATGAAAGAGGAGGAACGAAAGAGATGGCCGAACAACAAGATTATTGGTTTGTCTTCAGCCTCTTATAAATTCGAATACCTTTACAAAATTTATCAACAATACGAAGCTCTTATCTTAAACGGAAACAAGCAAGACGGGGGGCATAGGACAATTATGCATTTTAGTTATGATTGCGCTCCCGATCAGTTATATGATCAAAACTTAATTAACCAATCCAAGTCCACCATGAGCGAATCCCAGTTTGACAGGGAGTTTGGCGCTGTATTCACAGATGATAGCTCTGGATACTTCAAAGTTAGTAAAATGGCGGCTTGTACTATACCAGATGGAAACGGCCAATGCGTAGAGGTTGTCGGAAGTACTAAAGATGAATATATTTTAGCATTCGACCCCTCTTGGTCAGAAAGCGAAAGTTCTGACGATTTCGCTATGTTGCTAATCAAAATTAACAGAGAATCTAAGAAGGGGGTAATAGTTCATAGTTACGCTCTATCGGGAGCAAACTTAAAAACGCATATTAGGTATATGGCTTACATTCTTACCCACTTCAATATATCAGCTGTGGTAGGCGATTATAATGGAGGTGTCCAATTCATCAGCTCTTGTAATGAGAGTGAGATATTCAAAAGTAAAAATTTAAATCTAGGAATAATTGAAGCTGATTTAGATAAATCTAAAGATTACGATAGAAACTTGGGTAGGCTTAAAAATCAATACAATAAATCAGACAGGAAATTTGTTTTCCTAAGAAAGCCCACTTCGTCTTGGATTAGGCTGGCTAATGAGTCCTTACAATCCTCTTTCGATCACAAGCGTATATTTTTTGCAGGAGCCGCTATGGATGATGATTATAACAATCAAAGGAAATCTAGATTGCCGATAGATGAATTAAAGTTTATTAGAGGTGACGCTAATGACAAAGGGGGTAAAGGAGCTAGAATGATTGATTTTGTAGAGCACCAAAAAGATATGATGGATTTAATCAAAGTCCAGTGTGCTTTAGTGCAAATTACAACTTCTGCCCAAGGGACACAAAGTTTTGATTTACCACGTAACTTGCGGAAACAAAGTGGGGCCGATAAAGCTAGAAAAGACTCTTATTCAGCTTTAGTATTAGGAAATTGGATGATGAACGTTTTTTATGATATGGAGTCTGATGATATTTCTGATACCCAAACCACTTTCACTCCAATGTTTATTTCTTAACTTTTAAAAGTTGAAAGTTAACTTTGTCGTGTAATATAAATTATATTTATGGCTAAAAGAAAATACACCAAGCGCTCTGATTATTGGGATAAATTTACCCATCCGTCACAGATTATTGGAGAGGAACCTTCTCCAGAACTTTTGGGAGAGCCTTTTTATACTTCTGATGCATCCTATAGCTCTACATCTGAAGCTAGAAGACAAGGAGCTTCGACAAGCAGTTTCGGTGGATCTAGAACAAATAGATCTGCTTATGTAACTCAAAAAGAAAGATTTTCGAGTATCCGTAGAGGATTGCTACCTTATGAATATAGTTCTGATGGGGTCACTTGTAGAGACGCTATCGAGCTATGTCAAAAAGCTTATTGTAATGTAGCTGTGTTCAGAAACGCAATTGATATCATGTCAGAGTTTACAAACACTGATATCTATCTAGAGGGGGGGAGTAAAAAGAGTAGAGAGTTTTTCGACGAGTGGTTTAAGAGAGTTAACATTATTGGACTCAAGGATCAGTATTTTAGAGAATACTATAGAAGTGGTAACATTTTTTTATATCGAATTGATGGAAAATTTAAAGCAGACGATTATGCCAAATTGATTAACCAAGTAGGTAATATCGGAGCTACTGCCAATAAAGTCCCTTTAAAATATATTCTTTTAAATCCTTATGATGTTATTGCTAGAAGGTCAACAACATTTACTACTGGGAGTGTATACCAAAAGGTATTATCGGAATATGAGATAGCTCGGCTTGGAAGCCCTCAAACAGAGGAAGATTTAGCTATATTTGAAGCTTTAGATCAAGAAATAAAAGATTCTATCAATAATGGATCTTATAGTAATAAAGGCATCAAAATAAGCTTAGATCCCAAAAGGTTGTCTTATTCTTTTTATAAGAAACAAGACTATGAGCCATTTGCGGTTCCTTTTGGTTTCCCTGTTCTAGAAGACATCAACGCTAAGATGGAGTTGAAGAAAATGGATCAAGCTATTACTAGGACGGTAGAGAATGTTATTTTACTTATCACTATGGGTGCTGATCCAGAAAAAGGAGGAGTAAACCCAAATAACATGGCTGCTATGCAGAACTTGTTTAAAAACGAGAGTGTCGGGCGTGTGTTGGTTTCTGATTACACAACCAAAGCAGAATTTATTATTCCTGAACTAAACCGAGTTCTTGGTCCTCAAAAATATCAAATACTTAACGAGGATATTAAGCAAGGATTGCAGAATATCGTAGTCGGAGAAGAGAAGTTCAATGCTACTCAAGTAAAGGCTCAAATATTTATAGACAGGCTACAAGAGTCTAGACACGGATTTTTAAATGATTTCTTAAATAAGGAAATAAAAAGAATAGCTAAAGACTTAGGTTTCCGATCATGGCCAGAGGCTAAAATGAAGGATATTGATATGCGTGATGAAGTTCAGCTTATGAGAGCTTCCACAAGGCTTATGGAGCTTGGCATACTAACCCCAGAGCAAGGAATGGAAATGTTCCATAATGGTAAATTCCCAGAACCAGATCAATTAGATTCTGCACAGAAAAATTTCTTAGAGGATAGGGAAAAGGGATATTACAACCCAATCGTCGGTGGAGTCCCTGTATATTCCCCAGATTCTAAAGCTAGTGGACCTAGAAAAGAAGCGGGTAGACCCGAAGGGACAACTGATATTCCTTTGGCTAATGCTAAATATTCTAGATCAAATATACAAAAAACTATTTATGATATAGACAGCTTTATTCATGGTGCAAAAGATAAAATGATATCTCATCTTAAAGTTTCTAAGCTTAGTGAAGCTCAAGAGGAGATGGTATCAAATTTATGTGAATCTATCGTTTGTTCCCACGATAAAGAATATTGGGGCGAAACCTTAGAATCTTGTGTAAAAGACTTTAACGAAATTGAAAATTTAGACACTCTAAAGGAAGTTTTAGATATTTCAGCTCAACATACTTTAGAAACTTACCCAGCCGCAATTTTACATCACAGCCATGAAAAACAGTAATTTAAAACCTACAGAGATCGAAGTATCTATGTCTTCAGAAGAGATAGAAGCTGCTATAACAAAACAGCAGGATGATAAAATCGACAAAAAAGAACTCAAAAAAGACAGCGAAAAAGAGAAAGTCGAACATGAAAAAGATGCTGTTAAGGATGACAAGAGCAAAATAAAAAAGCTTGATAAAGGCGCTCCTTCAGAAAAAAAAGACGCTGAAAAGAAGGATCTTAAAAAAGATATAAAGTATGACAAGGAGTCTGAAGAAAAAATGAAGGCTGGTTATAAAGACGGCGAAAAGAAGATGAAAGCCGAAATGTCTGACAAGCAAAAATCCAATTTAGACAAAAACAAAGATGGTAAGATCGATAATAAAGATTTTGAAATGCTTAAGAAAAAGAAAAAGAAATCTGATGCGGGATATGGCGGTGAAGATATGAAAAAGGAAAAGTCTGACAAAAAGAGCTACGCTCAACTACTTACTGATATCGCGGCTAAAAAATATAGCGATGGAGTATAAATATACAACCACATTTCAAGCTCCTTTAATTTCTTGTGAAATAAGCGAGGCTTCTTTGATCTCTAAAGCTTCTTTAGAGAATCTAGCACCTTTAGTCCCTGATAATATCGACTACGATGAAAACGTAGATTTGATGGGTGTCGCATTTAATGCTGCGGTAATTAATCAATTTAATAAAAATGGTGATGGGATGGACACATCTACAGCCATAAAATACACTGATAAGTTTATCCATAAGCCTACAAATATAGAACATGATAAACAAAAGATTGTTGGTCATATTGTTTCTGCTGGTTATAGCAAGTTTGGATCTAGCGAGTTGATGGGGGAAGAAGAAGTCAGAACTATCAAAGAACCCTTCAATATTTCTTTGGGCGCTGTTTTGTATAAAACAATAAACCCAAATTTTACTAATTTAATAAAAAATTCTTTAGATTCAGAAAGCGACAAATATCAAAAGGTTTCTGCTAGTTGGGAGGTAGGATTCAATAGTTATGTTTTAGCTGTCGGTAGCGATAAGTTAAGTGAAGCCAGAATTATATCTGACCCCGAAGAAATAGCTAAGTTACAAGGTAATTTAAGAAGTTATGGCGGTAACGGCAAGACTGACAAAGGGGAGAAAATAAACAGATTAATTATGGGTGATATATACCCACTAGGTATTGCTTATACCTTAAATCCAGCAGCAGATGTGAAAGGCTTATATTCGAAGCTTCCTGAAAAAACTAAAATATTTATAAATGATAAGAGGGATAAAATTTCACAAAATAATAATTTAAATGTAAACACACAAAAGAACATTATCGATATGGAACTTGAAAAAACTCTAAATGAATTAAAGGATCTTCTAAATGAGAAGAAATTCTCGAAGGAAGCTGTCGCTTCCATGACTGATACCTTTGCTGATGCAATCCGTCAACGGGACGAAAAATACCGTAAGGATCTCGAAGCAGAGAGATTGGAAAAAGAAGATAAAATTAAAGAATACGAAGACCTTAAAGCTTCTGTAAAGGCGCTTGAGGAAAAACTAGGAGATGCTAGCGAGCGTATTTCTGGTTATAAAAATGAGGAAAAAGCTCAAAAAGCTGTCGCTTCGTTTAACACTCGTATGGACGAGATTGATGAGAAATTCGAACTTGATGATCAAGATCGTGAGTTTCTCGCTTCCGAACTAAAATCTCTAGATGGCGAAGATTCTTTTGAGTCTTTTGCTTCTAAGCTTGACGTTCTTTGGAAGCATAAGAACAAAGAAGTCCAAGAAGAATTTAATTCTCAAATTCAAGCTCGTATTGATGAAGAAGTAGCTAAAAAACTTTCCAAAGCTTCTGTTGAAGAAGTCAAAATTGGAGAAGCTCTTGACGCTGCTGAACCTGTGGACGCAGAAGTCTCTAATGCAAATGAGGCTGTTGCATCTAACGAACCCTCTTTGCGGGATAAGTTTAAATCTGCTTTTTCTCGCGAAAACATTGAAATT